GCTATTAACGCAGCCGGAAATGCTGTTGGGGTAATGACAAAAGAGCAGGTTGCGTCAGTTCTGGCGGAACTTATTGGAACGGCTACTTTAAAAAATGATGGATTAATGTCAAAATCAGGTTTCCTGAGTGCCATTGGATTAAATTTGGAAGGTGATGCCAATAACGTAAATAACGGAGTTTATAAATTTGACTCACAACAGGACAATATGCCTGTGAATTATGGCATATTAGTTGCATTTTCTTGTGACGGATGGATTCGTATGCAATTATGTGCAGGTGGAGATAATGGATTAGCATATATAAGAATGCATTATAATAGTTGGACATCATGGAAACAACTATAATATTAATTTCCGAAGAGAATACTTCAGCTCGACAGAAGATACATTCCCAGTCTTATATGTAATTTTATATTTGTCAGTACCGGTTCTGGATACCTCTAGCGTAACATTACTTGTGTAGCTATATTCAGATATTTTAGTTATACCAGCAGCATATACGGATGCCCATGCTAATATGTACGTAGCTAGATACTCCGTATTACTAGCACTAGCACGAATTGAAAGTAAATATATACTTGCCGTGTTAGTTTCTCTTATTTCAACGGATTCCCCAACTTGAAGTATTGTTGTTACCGTGCTATTAATCCCAATAAGTTCCGCCAGGCAGATTTAGCACTGGCGGAACTGATGGGAGCGGTTCTACTGAAAGGAGTTACAAAAAGTGACTTGGATAATGGGCTTACCAGCCCATCGCGCATGATTGTAATGTTTGTGTCAGGGTATATCAATCAAATAACCCCAACCGCCAATTACATATCAGGATATGCAGTAAGATACACATCTCTTAACACAGAAATGCAGGTTGTTGTCGATTATGCAGGTAAATTATATTCGAGAACAAAGAACTTATCGGATGGCTCATGGACTGGATGGTTATAACTCAATCCACCCTCTCCATGTACCGTCCACCTTCGCCCTCCAATATCGTTTAATTGGATACATCGAGAATGCTTCTTGATACATATAGGCCGGAGAAGCAGGGTAAGTTTTAACTATGAATGTAGCATTGTTCTCTAAAATATTTCCATTGTATATATCAGTAGACAGAATATCTATATCATCTATGTTGGACACTCCAGAATTATCACCCTGGCTGAATTTAGCAGCGGGGTGAAGCCCCGATTTTTCTAATGTTGCAATCCCAATAAGTTCCGCCAGAACTGACGCAACCTGCTCTTTTGTCATTACCCCAACAGCATTTCCGGCTGCGTTAATAGCGACAAAACTGGATATGTCTTCCAAAGCAGGGAGAGCCAGTGTAGACTTCTTCAGCAGTTCCGTTTTCGACACTTTATGCGGAACGCCGTTTGTATCGTACACCTGTACCGTTTCACCATCTTCTTCCGTTGTCTGATTCTTCATACTTTCTGTATGTTTCAATAGATTGTCAGTTTCTTCACCTGTAAAGCTTAATACAAAATCTTCTTCTGCTGCCATAATTGTTTTTAATTTATAGTTATTAATGATATTACCAACATTGTATATTATAATTATCTCATTGCATCATTAAGCCCAGCAAGAAACCATGGAAGAAGCGACGCTGCATGATGTCTTACCCTGCTAACTTCATCATCTGAAAATTCGGTATCGTCATCGCTGGAAAAAATTTTCTCAGCCAATTTTAAATCAGCAATACCAACTCCTGTCACATTGAAAATGTTATCTGCAAACATTTCTCTGACATCAATCTCCACGAAATCGGATTTATCTATCTTCGTGTACTTCTTAAATTTCTTAAAATCTATTTTCATGATTAATCGACTAAAATTCCATTTTCAAAAACCAGTTTATACGTTGAAGGTATCGAACCATTCTGTATAGTCCATGATATTGTTCTCGTTGCTCCTTTTTTGTATGTATATGATCCATCGGCTTGCAATGACCATCCGGTACCGAACTCATTAGACAATATCATATTGGTATAAAGATTTCCGTTTACATGTACTCCTCCGTCAAAATATCCGGCATAAGTATTAGAACTATGTGGCTTGCTAGTACCGTTCCTTGAAGCATAGATGCATGCTCCACCGTCATTGCTTCCAATTACTTTAACCCCAAATTTCCCGTCAGTCGCACCATTGAAATTTATGTCAATCATACCACTGTTATCATCCGTAGGAACACCAATCCGTATACTCCTGCTATCATTGCCGAAAAAATCCATTCCCTTCCAATTCAAGGAACCGTTGTCTATAGTGAAACCTCCAATCTTAGCACCATCGGCAGATATTGTTCCGGAAAAAGTACCTTTAGCGGCTTTCAGTTCACCCGAAAATGTACCGTCTGCACCATCCAGATGTTTCACTTTTAACGAGTTTACATCTATGCACTCTGTAAGAAGAAGTGGTTTCCCATTTTTAACCGTAAACACGGCTATTCCTTTCCCTTCAGAACTTTTAATTTTAAACTTATCTGAAGAAATAACAATCTCATTTTTTTCGATGTCAATACCCGTGGCACCAAGTTTAATTGAGATATTTTTCTCTGCTACATCTACAACGCTTTCACCATTTGACAACAATATTCTTGCTGCACGTACCTCTATTTCTCCAGAAGCAAGTCTGATATAATTTGTCTTGTCCCTATTACCGATATATGTCTTTCCATAAACATTAAAGTATCCTTCTTTAGTTAGACGATCATATCCGATTGAAACTATATCTTTCCCGGAGAGGGAGTAAGAACTTATCCCCTGATAGAAGGTAAGAGAAGGCGCACCGTCTCCGTATGCAGACAACACGATTGCAGCCTGAAAATCCGTATCCGATACGTCTCCAAGTTGTACCATCACATCTCCAACTGCCGGTATGTCGCTGCCTTCGTCACAATGATTCACGGATACCTCTATCCAGTTATCACCAACATTTTCCACCAGACGCCACCAATAGTGATTGGATACGCCGTCATACGCGCCTTCCTTAATATTAAAGGACTGTGAGCGTACTAAATTCCCTGGCTTAAAACGATTTTCTATGGCTTTCTCACCATCATCTGCAAGGAAGTAACAGCGATAAACAGAACCATAAGTTCCAGGAGATGAGTAACCTCTTTTCCCGTCTGAGAACTTGACTCCTTTACCATCCTTGAAACGAATTCCCTTTTTTTCTATAAACTCGACCTTAGTAATCGTTGCTCTGGCCCCGCTGGCGTTGAACATGAAGGAAGCTCCGGCCAGCTCGGTCTCCATTATTGAAAGTAACTGGAAGATAGCTTTCTTGCGCACGTACAGTTTGTCAATCCATCCGACAGACTCGCCGCCCTTTTCTGAAGAGAATGACATGCCCGCACCCATCATTCCGGTTACGAAGTCGGGTGATGTAAGGAAAGGAGATATAATACCGCCAAGGAGCTTAATGAGATACTTCGTTTCATCCTCACAATCCTTCTGCAAAAATATCTTCCTTAGCTTGTCAAGGGTAACAGTTGATAAGATATCGACTATGCCAACAAATGTTCTACCCACCCGTTCAGCCGTATTCTCTCCGCTTTTCGTAGCATTACGAATAAGCAAAGACAACTCCTTTAGCATCTCGATACTATCCATATTAATCTCCTAAAATTCTAAATACAGTCCTGTTTGCTTTAATTTTTCCGCTTCCCTTGTAAAGCGGATAATCAGCCTTTTTCTCTTCAAGAAACCTTACACACTCCTTCAGGTATCTATCAGCGATAGAAAACGCATCGTTATAGGCCATAACCTTTTCCTTGATGTCAGGACGGCTGCTGTATTCATCCTCCTTATGAACAAATCCGTATCTTGTCACATTTCCGTCACCGTTCTTCACGATCCGTGCATAGGTATAATATGCCAACGCCGTCTTAATACCCATGAATATCTTTTTCTCTCCACACTTGTCCTCATACGTACCTCCATCAAGAAGAAGCTCATATTTCTCAGGATTCTCCTTTACATCAAGATACAAGGCATCACCAAGAGCAGCCTTTATATCAATACTCTCCGATTCACGTATATACGTCTCTATCTTATCTTCATCCACATGCACGGACATGCTACGTGACAAATCTGCGACCTCAAGCGTTGTTATCAGATACTGCTGCATTTCTTATATACTTTAATGGTTGTACACTAAAATCCATTGACGGGTTTGCCACCTCATACCAGTTGCGGAAAATACGGTCAAACGTGCGCTCTATTAAGCGCTGTTGCTTGCTGACGATAGAATTATAGTATTCAAAGGCATCTTCCAAAATATCGCCGGAAAATCCCACTTTCCCGATACGGATACAATACCACGGCTCCTGACCATAGGCGGAATAAATGCGCTCCACCACACTTGCATCCGTAACGGTAAACTCCTTATCATAATTCTGTGTAGTGAACGGGATAAATTCAGGCTTTTCTTCATCATTTTCAAGCGTTACCTCTATAAGTTTCAAGGAATTTGTATCCCCCTGAAGCTTGACAAGGCTATCAGAAAATCCGTCATCCTCCGGAATCTTTATTTCATTACCTTTTTCATCGTATCTGACAATATCCGAGCCTTTCTTAGTGACAACCATACCGGACGGAAGGAAATTATTGCGCACATTCCTGAATTTCACGTTGGAAAGCCCTTCATCCGTGCTCATCTCAGTAATGACACGGTCAGATTTACCTACCGGATAAGTCTGTTTTCCGGCCATGGATACCCATAGAACCTGCCCCTTGTAATATTCTATCCCTCCAGCAGCTTCAATCTGTGCCAAAACAACAGATTTCAACGGATTGAACACATCAATGTAGTCGATATTCTCTTTTGCTACACGTATCTTCTTCCCTTTCCTGGTTTTCACACCGCTCCAGTCAGGATGCACGGCAATCTTAGCTACATATCCGTTATCATCTTCTTCAATCAGCCGACAGTTTTCAAATGGGACATGCTGAATCTCTACAATCTGGCCAAAAATGTTGTAATTTACATGAATGGCAATTCCATTGAAGTCTGCCATATCCCGGCAAACAAGAGAATGTATGTCATCAGCCGTATCTCCCTTCCGGTTTACCACATACTCCGAAAAAGAAACCTCACGGAATCCGTTACCTTCAATGAAATCCGCGAAACGGTCAGCACATTCACTTCCGGTAGAACTCGCTGCAATGATATTTCTTACCGTCTGCGGATAGAGGTTGTCATCCCCGTAAGACTGTATCCCAAGCTGCTGCAAATAGCGTATATCTACCCTTACACTGCTCTTCTTCCTAAGTTCCTTTACTTTCATAATTCCGTGAGGTTTTAATTTATTCAGCGCCTTCTACCGCTTCTCCTTCTTCATCGGTCTGCCCATCAGTAGATTCATGATTATCCCCATTCTCACTGCCTTCTTCACTTCCTTCAGGATTCTCCCGCATATCAGCAAATACTTCCAGAGCCTTGTTTACGTGAGCTGTCAGGACTTTTTTTGTAATAGTCTTTCCGGAGATTTTATAACCCTTGAACTCTTCCTGAATTGACTTACTTGAAACTCCATCCTTCATAGCTTCCACCATGAGAGAGACAAGCTCGTCATTAATCACCACATTTCCGTCCTTTCTGGACTTTACACGTTCTTCCCAGTCATCGGGTTTCTTTGAGAAATACTTAATGTTGTCCGGGTATTTCGCCAGATACTTCTCTGCTGCTTCATCAGTAAGGTTGGCATTCGTATACATTTCGCTACTGCCAAATCCCATCTGCAGGAGAACACCGTTCTTCAAGCCGTATTCTGATTTTTCTTTCATCTTTCCGTTCTTGTTAAGGTAAACACTCATTTCTATCACCGCATCATGATAGCAGTCGCTACAAGATGTGCGGACAAACTTCTTATCAAGGACAAGCACATAAAGGTTTTCAATCTCTGCCTTGTCAGAAGAAGAGAGGGAAGCAATGCTTCCCAACTCCTTCAACCTATTAACCACATCAATCACTTCCATATCAAGCTGCTGGAGATGTCAACGTATCGATAGCCGTCTTGGTAGTCTCGTAGTCTGTCTTGTAAAGGAACAAAGCAGACTTTGGCACTTTTGTTTCCTGCAGAGATACTGACCAGCCACCATCGGTTTCTTCCGAATATTTGTCGTTGCTAATTTCGGCAGCCTTCAAGCCTTGGTAATAACCATAAATCTGGAATGCAGAATCACCCGGATTCTCTTCCTTCTGCAAGTTCTTCGCCTTGTTCTCCAGGATTACCACATATTCACCGTTTGCCAGCCCGTCAATAATGTCCGCACACACGTCCGGGTCATTGGCAAGAATCACCATATTCACCGTATTGGTAAACGTATTCTGATACGTACCGACAGCAAGTGCCGTGTTCGTCCCGGTAAACGGAGTGCTTCCAGGCACAATAACCTTATAGGCTTTCTTGCCTTCCTTCAAGGCCAGCGTTTCAATCACATTCTTACGCGTTGCATTGAATGCTACTGTAGCGAAATCTATGTCCTTCCGGTTCATGATAACGCCTTCCTGCTCTACTCCAGGAACGAGCGGGTCATCGCAGCTTGCCACGATGTCCCTTTTTATTGCATTGTCACAGATTCCTGACATAACTCCTCCTTTTCGTTAATAAGCCAACTGGAACAAATCATCCTGACCAATTTGTGTTCCCATCTTACCCGTGGAATACAGATAGTTCATACGGTCTTTTTTATCAAACCAAATATCCAGTTCTGAAATCAGGTCATTAGCTGGAGTTCCGACCAACATTTCACGAGGAGAACCAAACACAGCACGGTGAGGAAGATTAAGTTTCGTTCCGTCATTCTGGTATTTCATAATCATTCTATCCCACACCGGAATCTGGTATACAGGAGCACCATTGTACTCTGTCATTTTCATTCCTCCAAATACCTGCTCCCATGTAAGGATTTCCTTATATTCACGCTTCAAGTCTTTTGTCAATGCATCTGCAAGCGTCTTAGTACAGAAGATACCAGCACCTGGCAAACCTGCAATTCGGGCATCTGCATTTTCAAGCATCGCATCGAAGATTCCGATTGCTACTCCAGACTCCTTCAACTTGCTAAACTGTTCGGCCATCGTCGCTTCACCATTAGCTGCAATAGCTGTTTTTTGACCAGCACTGGCAGTTCCAACAGCAAAAAGTCGTTTCCACAAACCGTCTGTCGTTTTAAACAATTCCACATCAGTTCCTGTAGACAAGACTCCAGAGTTAGAATGAAGTTTTGCATCCTTATCTGAGAACCATACAAATCGCCACATCATGCTCATCATCGCATCTTTCAATGCTGGATAAACAATATCATCCATATATTCAGTCGAAGTCAAATCGCCAATTTCAGTCCCTGTTTTCAGACAATATTCAGCAATAGTATTAATCAGTTCTGTATAACACCACTTCAAAGGAACTTGCCAATCACCAATTGACCATTCTTTTTCCAGGAATTGAATGGTTGCACTTTTATAGCTTGGATTACAACCAGAGCCAGCCCAACCGACATCACTCATTGCACCACGATAACCAATTTTTTCACCATTCTTAGCGTTCTGTACAAGAGTGAAGAAGCGCTCCAGTTCAGGGTCGGTAAAAATCTCTGCAATAATCAAATCTTTCAAATCTCTAATTGCACCATTATCAGGTGTCAGATTGCTTAACTGTTCCCACGTCATTTGTTACCTCCTTTTCTTTCTTCTTTGATTTTCTCCAATTTCTGTCCAATCTTGCTCACTTTCTTTGTCTCAGTCTTTTTACCGATAGTAGTAGTACGTCCTGCAGGAGTGTACTTGCTTGCGGCCGCTTTAGTCAGTTTTTCAATTCCTCCAGCCTTAGCCACTGCATCCAGGATTCTGACATCATCCTCTGTCTTGGCGTTGGCTGTCAAGTCAGAAACCTGCTGTTCCAATTCTGCGATACGTGCCTCCAATGCTGCTGTATCATCATTTCCACTTTCAGCTTCACGGATTTCGGTAATTACGCCGTCAGTCACTACGATAGTCTTCCCGTCTGGCATTACGTGTTCCCCATCCGGGCTTGCCGCGTCACCTACTTGCGGTTCACCTTCTTCACGCTCTACTGTCAATGTGTCGCCACCTGCAGTTGTAAGCTCCAACGCTACCGCAGGAACATCTTCGATTTTTGCATAGCCTAACTTGGCCAGCATACGGTCAAGCAATGACTTGCTTACCGTAACTTCATTTTCTTTTTTTCCCATAAATTTATTGTTAGATACTACTTTAGCTGACTTCGGCATAATTACCTCACTCACAAATCCAAGTTGCTTGGCCACCTCACCACCAAACCATGTTTCTTTAGCCATTTGTTCCTCTATCACCGCACGATCAACCCCACAGCGCTCAACATAGATTGAAATCATACGTTCACGCTCTGCTTCCAACCCAGCTTTTAAGGATTCAAGCGCTGAAATATCAAGAGAACCTTCTACACCAGGACAATAAGGTGAATGAATAAGAATCTTTGCGTGCGGATACATCTTTCTGCGCTCGATAGGAGCTGCCAAAAGAATTACTGTCGCCATTGAAGCACATCGTCCTACTACAGTAGCAGAAATTTCCTTCCCAGTAGCCCTTAAAGCATCATATATCGCATATCCTTCAGCCACATCACCACCGCACGAGTGTAATTCAATATCAATGTGATTGTCATCCGGAGCAATCCATCCAAGAAAATCCTGTACATCAGAGAAGGACATACCATCAACGCCAGTCAGATACCAGTTTTCCATTTTTTCGGTATCAGCTACAATGTCTTTGTTGATAAATAATTTCGCCATATCTCGTAATTGTTTGAAACAAAGGTAGTGAACGCGATATGGCTATAAGAATTTTTGAAAGGAATAGCACTGACACGCCTTGTCAGTCGATTTTTCAAACAAAAAGAGGTGAGCCGCTGCCCACCTCAAACAATTACATATCCACTTCCGTGGAAAACTTCTTTACAACCCTGTATATCGTCCTCTCATCCACGCTGTATTCGTCTGAAAGGTACTGCAATACGTAGGTTTTCTTATGCCCTTCTTTCATCAGACGGCTGTATTCCTTGTAAAGTTCAAGGTATCTCACGTCCGACGGCTGTACCGGGAGCGTCTGTAACTGCTCCATCACTCCCTTATGTGTATTTAGAAATTCATACACGTTCATACATTACCAAGATTCTCCAATACTTTTACACGGTTACTCACACTGGTTATCTCTTCAACCGAAACAACCGGACGCATAGACTGAACTCCTTTGGCGACAGCTCTGGCCAGCATGTCCTCTCCGAGAGCCTGACTACTTGTCTGTGTCACGTTGATAGGAACTCCCCCTCCCATCTGATTGAATGATGAGAGCAAAGGAGCAAACATCGAGGTGGCTCTGGCCGTCATCACCGACTCACCGTTACTAAGCTGTGCAGGTATGCTGTCGCTTGTTCCGGTGCCTGGTCCGGTGACTAAACCACCTGTTGCAAATTTAGCACTTTTTACCGTTTTTGTAGCTACAGCAATATTAGAAAGTATCGTTGCTACTGTCGTTGCGATAGCTGCCAAGTTAGCCGGGAACGGGACAGACTGAGCCTGTGCTATACCGGCAGCCAGAGCCTTTCCGGTATTGATGGCAATCTCAGCAAGAGCCAGTGTCTTTGAGAGTATGGCAAAAGTCTTATTATTTTCACCCAATGTTTCAAAGGCGGATGACAGACCTGATGTTATTGTCTCTATTGCCTGGAATTTTACCTGCTCTATCTCAACCTCCTTGTCTGCAATGGCCTTCTTCGCATCGATATATTCCTGATTAGCCTGAAGCTTACGGTTAAGGAACTCCTGTTCACTCTCCCCTTCCTGCTGCTGTATGCTGTTCAACAGTTCTAATTTCTGTGAAGCCTGTTCCTGAAGTATCTCCAGTTCACTTGCACCGGACTGCTGGAGCTGCATAATTTCATTCTCCATTCTCAGTCTGACGGCTTCCTGCTGCTTATCCGATATTTCCTGCTCACGCTGTAATATCAGATCGTCCATCTGCTTGTCATACTTGTCCACGATGGCAAGCTTCATTTGCTCGGTCAGTTCCTTGTCAGCAAGCTCGGCATCACGCTGGGCAAGTAGCTGCTGCATCCTCAACTGATATTCCTGCTCACTACCTTCCTTTACGGCTTCAAGCTGTAAGGAAATAAGCTTGGTACGATTGTCTATCTCTTTCTGTAACTCCTCCTCAGACAGCTTTTGCAACTCAGCAGCCTTCTGCTGTTCCAGAGCTTTTATCTGGTCGTTGATAGCCTGGCGGGCCTTTACTGTAAGGTCTGTCTCTGTTTTCAGCCTCGTACGCAAATCCTCAATCTGACGATTATACTGTAAGGTTATCTCCTTACTTTGTTTATCACGCCCATCTTTCACAAGAGCCAGCATGGCATCCTCTGCCGCTCTTACCGCTTCCATCTCTTTCTGCTTTGCAGCAATAGCCGCATCCGATTTTTCCTTTTCAGCCGATTTTATTTCGTTAGCCAAAGACACCTCACGACCAAGCAATTCACCCCTTTTATCCTGATACTCAGTCAACGCATTATACATCTCCACCTCAGCCTGAGCAATAGCATCATTGGTTTCCTTGGTGTTCTCAGCCATCGCATTCTGCTGTACCATCAATTCATATCTTCTCTTGGCCAGTTCGTAGTTCTTCTTGCTGGCTTCCTCCTCCAGTCTGTTAGCTTCCCTGATAGCTTCCATACGTTCCTTCGCAGACACATTCAGTTCATCGTCAGCCTTTGCCTTCAAAGTAGCTATCTGAAGAGCATTCTTTGCATTCTGCACCTGAAGGTTTCGTGTATCCCTGTCTATTGCCGCCTGCTCCTTTGCCATAGCAATGTATCTCTCATTCTCCTTGTTCACCTCTGCCACATATTTACCAAGTACCGGAAGTTTTTCAAGCTGCTTGGTAATCCATCCCATCATCTTACCACCAGCTTCTACAACAGAAAGTATTCCGCTTGCCACAATCTGCAGCACTTTACCCACGGCATCCAAGGCCATTTTCAATGGAGCAAGAACAACATTCCATCGGCTTGTATTTTCCTCACTCGATTTAATACCTTTAGCTACAGCCATAATCACCACGGAAATCGCAGTAAGAATAGCAACAATCGGGTTGGCCAACAATGCAAGAAGTGTCTTTGAAAAATTCTTCACGGCAGCACCTGCAGCCACAGCACCTGCCTTCACACTTCCCATCTCATCCTGAGTCTGTATTAATGTTCCAATAAACGGAATATTGCTTGAAACCGCACTCTTAATCGCTTCCTCGTAGTTACCCACATTCCGGTAATACCTCTGCGTTTCCTCCTCTCCACCTTTCAAAGCATCCGTAACCTCGTTTATCTTATTTTTCAGTTCCTCACCACTGGCCCCCTTTCTTTCAGCTTCCGACAGAGCATCATATTCAGCCGTCAAATTAGACAGTTCAGCGCGTAGTGCTTTCAGACTCCCCTCCTGCTCTTTCTCCTGCTTAATCTGATTCTGTACTGTCTTGTTGATGATACGTATCGCATCATTATAATCTGCAATGGCAATCTTTGACGCAGCCATCTCCTCGTTATACTGCTGACGGGATATTTCCCCATCCTTCAACTGCTTTTTCAGGTTCTTTTCTGCATCCCTGGCCGCATCAATCTTCGTCTGGTATTCCGCTATCGCCTTTACAGCTTCATTGTAATTCACCTTGATGTCAAGGATTTTCTCCACCTTATCCGCCATAACACTATATTTTTAGCAATTCAACTTCGCATATATTATTCTCCTTGGTTTTCACCTTCACAATCGCAAAATATGAACCGTATTGTCGTATGTATACAGGTTTAAGCAAGTCAAGTACGGCCAATTCCGGAGCAGATAAAAGAACAAGCTCCTTTATAACCTTTGGCTGTCTGACCACTTCCTGATACGATGCATAATGCTGTCTTATCAACTCCTCCCATCTTAACGGATAGAAAACACCTGAACGAGTCTCAGAATCATATAAAACGATTCGTGGATTCATCCCACTATCATATTCCAGCTCTCCATCATCATTATACGAATACAACGGGATACTTGCCACACCTCCCAACGTATCACAAGCAGAAAAAGGAAGTGAGACAGCATCTCTTTCATAATCTAACGCCCTATTCTCAACTGCTATAAACGAATCATAATTCTCAGTAACATTATCATCTTCCTTATAGCGGAACCAGTTTTTCTGGGTGAAGTCATTCAACTGATAACTAATATTACGTGCTGCATCACCATAATCATTAATCAAAACCCTTCCAGACCAATCTACTGCATTACTTTTATTTTCTATCACCGAGTCAAACGATACGAAATGTATGTCGTTGTTATCACCCGGAACCGCAAAAACGCCAAGCATATAAGCTATAGACTTAATAAAGTCTATCAATTTTATTGATGGCAAATTTGGTACGGTAAAATACTTGTTGTACTCTCCTATATCGGCCCCTACCTCAGATACTTTTGCTTCAAGAGTTATACTTCCAGAAACCAGATTAACGCTATCATCACCAGTTTTAGAAACTGTTGTACTTATGTAAATTGTCTTATCATACGGCTCCAACGACAAATCCTTCTTGAAATGACACTCATAATTATCATTCCCTCTATCAATAACTTCACACGCATTTACCTGGTCTATTATCTCTCCGGTGTCAGCATCTACTATATCCAAGTATCCTCCATTCTTGTATGCACCTCCAACATAAACTAATTTGCAATCTATCGAATAGTTCAGCTGCAAGTCGTTAAACTTTGGCTTAAAAGCTGATGTAAAAATACCATCCTTATAATATTCAATATAATAGGATTGTACAAGACCGTAAAACAACAATTGATAAAACCGAAAAGCTCCATCAGTTTTTTTCAGCCCATTCAAAGTCAATAGTACCCGATTTGCATCCACATGCTTCTGTGCATCCTCTTTTTTCAGCAACGGGATTTTCAAGAGTTGAAGAATATCCTGCTTATCAGAGGGGAACAAGAATTTCACACCAAACTGACTCTGTATCCTATCCAAAAGCCATTTAGCGGATACAACCGGATGGTAAGACACATGTTTCTCTGTGCTTCTGAAGCCATAATTCATAATAGGTGCATCTTCATCTGGAGATATATCATACATCCAAAAAATATAATCATCTAACCCATAATCCAAATCATCTATGTTTCCTTCAAACTCAATAATTTTTGAAAAGCCATTAGCGTTTCCCCATGAAAGAGCAATCTCTATAGTGTCACTTACTGACATCAATACCACATTGGCTCCATCAACGATCTGCACACCGTCACGTAATAAAGTACCTACATGAGGAAGATATGGGAAGCTGCTCACTGCACTGGGTATATGAGCACATTCTATCAGCCGAAGGTTATTCTTTGTCTTCGGCAGCTTAATCGTATAGCTGAAATTACTTACAATCTTGCTAATATCAGTCAGGATATTGCTACGGTATTCAAGAGAAACACCGGACTCCCCCATATCCACTTTCGTCCCGTCAATATATAATTCATCTCTCATAAGTTCTGCGAAATTATAGTTGGCAATATGACCGTTATCTCAAAATCCTGCAGGTGCTCACCTGAATCAACAGCCGTATCAGCTTTTATACCAACCGGAACCCAGGTCTCATCCACATACATATCGACAAGAGGAGAAGAATGTATTGAAAGCAGCATGTTGAATATCTCCTTAGAAACCAATGACGCACATGCCTTTTTGGTTCCCTCGGTAGTCTTTCCCTGAATTCTGGATACGCCGTAATACCCATACTTGCTCCCATAAAAGTTTTCCATAAGATGCTCTCCATATTCCTCAGATTTATTTTCGTTTGACCCTTCCTGGAAAAGCCAATACTGGTAAAATCCATGACGGTCTATCCAGCGCAAATAAATACCATCTTCAGAATCATCCTCCACGACTTTTACATATTCCGGTACGTCAGAAGGACTCACATGCTTAATCATCTGGTCAAATATCGTTACAGTAAATGGATACTTCGTAAAATGTACTACGGTACGTGGAGCATCAAACTGCTCACCGATATTCATAGCTCCCCATATAGCCGTCACATCAAAAGACATAGAAACTCCTGATATGGTCACTTTAACATGAACCACTTTTGACTCAACCATCCCTCCACTTCTGTTAATATCGAAACATGCCTGAAGATATGCGGATATGTCAAGTTCTACATAATTAGCGTATTCATCACGATTATCCGAAAAATACGGTCTCTTCACAATCGTAAACGTCCTGTCAAATGTAGTATCGAATACACCTCCGGAACCTCCGCTATCGGAAGATATTACAAAAGTGACATCACTGGAAGTATTCACTGTAATCATATTCGGATTAAAGCAGAATACCACTTCATCCGGATATTTAATACTGCATCCGTTAATAGTTCCCGTTCTCATTGAAATTAAGATTTATATGTTCCACTTCACTCCCGAACAGAATACCGATACCCTGCGATACCCTTTCTACCGTATCCTTCACTTCAGGAGAATAAATATCATCCCTACCGCCATTCCGGAATAGCTGTGTCCCTTCATTGGCTATCTTTCTCGCCACAAGGTAAGCAAAGGAATCAGGCTTCTGTACCTGGATGCCCTTGTCATCCATCCATTGCCGGATTATCTTCCAGAATCCTGCCGGCACCTTACCAGGCTTTCGTCCGGTCTCCAGTGTCCCGAACGGGCTACGTCCCCACAGAACACCGCCATCCTCCGTAACCTCTACCTTCATGCTGGCTATCGTTCTGCCGGAAGCAACCTGACCGGAGTTCTTCTGGTTTTCGATTACCTTCTGTTTCAATGCTTCAAGTTCTGAAGACACAAGCTCCATCACCTTATCCCTCAGCAGAAGTTCCATACACTATCTCCTTCACTGTTTTTGTAGGGCATATCACGATTCCTCTTATTTCCTTCAAAGGAATCTGGATGACAATCCCCGTCACATTCACGTCCAGCTTATCATAGAACACCGAATACTGAATGTCACCCTGTACAGGCTCAAACATTCCGCTTCTGTTCACGTTCAGTATAAACTCCCTGGCCAAAGACTTGCATCGTTCTATCACCATGTCATTCTCTTCACCGGAGAAATCATGCTTCGTTTTGTCCATAAAGGCTATCATGCAGTTAGGAAAGTCTTTCATCTGCATAAGCCCCACATTCAGATTTCCGGAAGCCGGAAGCACATACATCACGGCAGGAAGCTGCATCTTGTCAAGCCTTACATTGGCAGCCTGCCAGTTCTCAAACAGATAGGTAACTCCCATCTGTTCCACTATTTTCCTAACCTTCTCTTCTACTGTCATTTCTTCTTTCCCTCCAAGATTTTACGTAACCTGCGTTCATACCTCATCTTCCTGGCATCCATATCCAGGCATTTATACACACGCACCCACGGAACATATTCTACCGCCTCATGGTCCGTTATTCCCATTCTCAGTGCATAATAGTCAAGCAGTCCGAACGGCCCGAAATTCAATGCTTCTGCTCCAGCCTGCTTCTCCTCCGGAGTAGGAGGAACGGACGTGGAAGCAAACAGCTTGTTTATCCGTTTTACTTCCCTGGCCACCCAGAAGCAAAAGCCGATAACCTCAGATGCATCAGTCCTCATCACCTCACGCTCCGACATTCCCAAAAGCACACGACAAGGAACCATTATCGTTTCCTTCTCTGTACTGATTGACTGCAACTGCATAAGCTCACCCATATTCATGTCATTCAAGGTATCAGGTGTCCTGACCTTTCCTACTTTCCACGGTTTACGTAGCTTCTCAAGCTCTCCTTCAATACCGCGTGACAGATTACCAACTACCAACAACTCCTTTACCGTCATATATTCCCAAGTTTTGCTTTCGGCCGCCTTAACACTGGTTTTATCCTGAAAAACATCGCCATAATCAGCATGTCAAGATAGTCAGGAGAGCGGCCAAGTATCTCCTTCATCTTTTCCTTGCTGATAATTCCCTTCTTTCTCGTATCCGCATCTATGTGGTCCTGCTTCAACACCCCAAGCTCTTCAATGATTCGCTCCTTCTGTGCTTCCGTACATACTATACGGAGAAGGCGATTGTTTATCATCTCCGCCAGTTTGAAAGCACATTCCGATTTCAGGTTGTCATACTCAGGATTGATGGGTCGTGTTCCTCCATGGAACTCCCTGATTCCGTTCAGATAGCTTTCAAGATAGCTGCCAAGCCCGTCAGAGTCCGCTATCATCCGGCTGCGTGGGATGGAACACTCTATCATCATGCGCTTCAGGTCTGTCTCGATGGATTTCCCTGTGCTGTACTCCTGATCCAGCTTGAGGTAGCAGACATTCCCTTTCCAATGCCCGGCGACAAATCGGTCACGCCCCTTCATGGCAAGGTCAGCAGAACCGGAAGAATCCCCGGCAGGCTTGACAAACTCATTCGTGAACAGGTCACAGATAGCATCGTAATCACAAAGGGCTGTCGGGTCATTGTCATACTCCCAGTTCCCGAAATACAGACGTTCCTTCGTCACCCTATCCTTCGTATTACGAAGGCTCTCGATATAGTCCTCTGTAGCCCAAGGGTTATCCTGAACCAATGCCTGAATGAAAGCATACGGTTCTTCCAGCTTTCCTTCTCTCCACGGCTTATAGAAGTCACGGTACAGCCAGTTCTTCTTAGGGTTGCAGGTGATAAGTATCTTTCCAGGTACGCCATAGACATCGTTCATGTGTCGGCCGATACGGGTTTTCAGCACGTCAAAGGCAAGGTAATGCACCTCACCCGCTTCCTCTATCCATCCTCCGGTATATTCCTTTGAACCCAGGCGTTCATACAACGGGTCTTTAACAGGATAATATGTCAGGTCGATATAAACTATTTCGCTACCGTTGTCAAACGCTATCCCTTCATTGTTTGTCTTGTATGCCGTAAATCCGTGTAACTTCGCTACCTTGTTGAAAGTAACGGTCACGGATTCCCGGCTGTCCTTCAGGTTATTTCGCCCTACAAACCAGCGAGTGCCTGGAAGATAGTAGGCACATTGCATCAGCCACTCACAGCCAAGCCATGATTTTCCACCACCTCCGGCACCGCCATACAGCAGAAACTTCGTCCTGTCATCACGAAGGTAATTGTATGCCAGCCTCTGCTTTATATTGACCTTCTGTCCCATGTCATTTCAGTTTGTCCGCTTCCGGAGTATAGGGAAGAAAATCGAATCCCTTGAAGGGCTTTCCCTGCGTCGTATGGTCCACCTCCTGCTTATCGGCCAGCCCCAAAGTACGGGCTATGATATTCGCATTGAACGCACCGACACACGCCCCTTCGAACTGCTGGGTCTTGATGGTTTCCTCCACACGCGCGATGACCTCCAAAAAATCTTTTTCCCCTTTATTCATGCAGGCAGAACGAAACTCGTTCCACCAGTTTGTAGAAGCGCCCAGATACACGCACAGTCCCATGAGAGAATACGGCCGTGACGTGGGAGTAACCTCCTGCTGTGTGTGCTGCTGGTTCTCTGTTACAGTCTCCTTCCCTTTAGTAACTCTTACGGGTACAGTTTTCTGTATGGCCTTTCTGGTTGTCCATGGATTCTCATCGCACCACTGGAAATACTCGCACGCCGCATCCCACAGAAGTTCAGGCGTAGCAAAGAGCTTGTCCCTGCCATGCTTGCTTCTTAACATCCAGAACTTATTTCCTTTTGGTGCTGCCATAATCACAATTTTTCAAAAACGGGTAATATTTCCTTATCCAAATCCCATCTTCTGTTGTTAGGAAGAGGAAGGGTAAATTCGTATCTGAGAGCTTCAGCATATACATCGTGCTCAGCCCTTCTTTCGTTCATGACGGATACCTGAAAGGATGATCCGCGCAGTTCCCGTGACTTGTCTACCTCGATACCCTTGTCATATATCCTGAAATCAGAACCGATAAATTCTTCCGTAAGACGGCATACGTCTGCTGTGGAATGATAATGCTGGAAATACCATTCTCCAAAGCGGAAGTTGGCCGTGAAGTTGTTTGCATCCAGAAAAAGTGCTCTAGAACGGTAATCATGTGTTTCCTTTCTCTCGGAAGCCTTCTGTACGAACAGTATCGGAATTCCTGACCAGAAAATCATACCTCCCGGCTTGCACAATGCAGAAATGGAAAGAAGGACGTTCCTTTCATCGTCAAGGGAATTTACGGAGTTCAGGACACTGTCACATACCACGACATCATACAGACCATACTCCGACAATGTCCTGCACACGTCCGCACAGTCCTGACGTATCTCCTTCTCGTCTATCACGTCAGCCCCGTCCTTCCGGTGAAAGAACTCTATCGCGTCAATGAGGTATCCCTCCTTCTTCAGCCTGGTGGCATAGTCCTTCTGTCCGGCTCCGAAGTCAAGCACATGCATATCCTTCGTAATGAACGGAAGCACCAGACGCTCGTACAGAGTCGAATGGCTCCTGCTGCTCGGGATGCCGTTTTTCTCCCTGAGACGTGCCTTCTGTGCAAAAGACTGTATGTAAGTCTTCCGTTCCAAATGGGAGTATTCAAAGACACCGTATTCCTTCGAAAAATAAGACAGGGCCAGCTCCTCCTTTCCTTCCGGAAGTACATAGACAAGCAGGTCCATACCCATAAGCTTCACCGCCTTGGCGTATACGGTGGATATGATGACCTTTCCTTCATGGTTGCATACGGCATTCGCAAACTGGCCATAGCGAAGAATCATCTTCGTAAGGTCCACTACGTGTGCGTTGCTCCCACCCTTGGTAATGATGGTTATATTCTTATTCGGTACCATAAAGAAACCTTCCGTTCCTTCAGGAACAGAAACACGTATATCCGGCTGTACCTCCGATACCTCGCATTCGGCATAGTTGTGAAGCTGGTTGAAGCGTACCTCATCCGTTGAGTTCACGCCATCCAGCACGAAAGCAGGAACATGAGTATATCCAAGCAGCTTCATGGTCTTTGTGCGCTGGTGTCCTGCCATGATTCGTTTGTCAGACCTGCGGATAATTATCGGCTTGATGATGCCAAGCTCCGTTATCGACTTCTTCAGGTTTTCCTGTGCTTCCGGAGTAAGCAGCCTTGGGTTGTACTCTGCCGGATTCAGTGATTCTATGTCAATGTATTCCATCATAAGCCCAACAGATTATTTACGAAACCAATCATCACTCCGTTCTCTTCAAGATACCCGGCAGCACGCTGCTTCAGTCCTTCAAGCTCCACATCGGTTATCGGTATCTTGTACCCTTCAAATGCCAGGTACTTGATATGCGCTCCCGCTTCGTAATTTTCATTCCGAAGCACATTGTGAGTATCTTCCATCCCTCCGGGGAAATCGTCCAAATCAGGGAAGCTGATGCCTTCTATACCCCATTCCATGAGTTTCCGGCAGTCCCATTCAAACAGTCGGGACATATCCCATTCCCCGTTGCTCACATTGTCACGGATGATAATTTCGCGCTCACGCTCTTCTGTCAGGTTCGGAATAAGCACCGTAGGAACCTCCTTGATTCCAAGCTGCACGCACGCATCATAGCGCTGGTTCCCTGCAATAATGACAAGATGTCCCGTTCGGTCTGACAGAATAATCGGACGTGCTTCAAAATAGTCCGGACTTTTCTGTATGGATTCCTTCAACTTCTGGAGCTGCCCTTCCGATATGGTTCTCGGGTTGTCCTCCAGCTTCTTCAATGTTTCTGTACTTCTGTAAATCACTTCCATATATCTCGGTATTTGCGTTACAGAAACAAATTTACCCGATAACCGCCACAAAGCAGTTACCGGGTATTCACAAAGCACTGACAAGGGCTGTCAGTAAGTTATAAACTCCATATCATCCACCATTTTCGCTTCTTTGGCATATTCTTCTGCCGCCTTTTTAATGTCTTCTTTTGTCATAATTTTTTAGTATAAATCCTTATAATCATTCATACTACCCCAATAACCATATATTTCTTCATCACTCTCACCATTAAGCCGAGCTCTTTCTATTTCTTTATTCATGCTATGTGAAAGACCAGTCAAATCTCCTGAAAGACTTTCGAATGACGAACATTCTTTCGTACTATTTCTACGTATTCTGTGTGTAATGTATTTTTCAATGGTGTTGAATATTGGATTATCCTTTTCAGACATTCTTAAAGATATATATCCATAATTGAATGTAAATGGAGTATTTAACTTTTCATATGACTCTCTGTCTTTTATATGCTTATACATCATTTCAACCGGAAAAGTCATTGGCAAGCGTTCCTTCTTAATCATTATGGCTATCGCGTCATATAAATCCTGTTCTTCATCTGTCAACTTAAACCATTCTATATTTTCAAAACACCACATAATATAACCTATATGGGTAAGTATGATATATTTTATATCTTCCCCTTTATATTTTCCAAAAGTCATTTGTCTATCTTTTGTCATACGCTCAATATCTACTTAATAGTTCATAGAATTTTCGTTTCTTCTCAATGTATTTCAATCCGTTGCGTCTTAGTCCTCTCTTAGTCTTTGCTACTATCATGCAATCACTTCCAACTCCTATGTATATGCAATCTATGTGATGTGCATTATTTTGCTTCATTGCTGTTTTTATAGCTAAGTCACAATATCGGTAACTATCATTCTGTACACCTTCATAACCTTTGCTCATTATGAAGTGTCCGATTTCGTTTGCTTCTTCCTCTGAATAAGCAATGGTAAATATTTCCTTCATATACTTCTCCTTTCCACCTATCCCAGCAGCCACCACATGACTGCCAGGAACAGGTAATACAATTTCGTTTTACTCATTTCCATTCATTTTCTTATCCATCCATTCAACAGCATCCTGTATGGATGAAACTTTCTTAAACTCACGTGTAACACAGTACGTCATATATTCACAGATAATTTCTTCATCATCATTAAAGTAGATGTTGTATGCCCCAGTGCTATTTGCTCCAGTACAAGGTATCTCAAGCTCCAAAGCCTTCAATGCTTTTTCAGCATCACAAGTGAAGTAAGCATATATATCATGCGAAACCTCCTTGCATCCGGTCAATTTGACAATGTTAGCCATTTTCTTTCCTCCTTTTTTCTACAAATTGTTCAAGTCTCTTTTCACACTCAGCACATTCGATTTTCTTGCGCTCCAGTTTTTCCCGGAACTTAACCAGTTCCTCGTCCGTGTACTCGTCAAAGAACATGTTGTTCTGACGGTTTTGCTCAATATAGTTCTTCATCATCCGTTCCGCTTTCGTCACCTGGGCTTTGACAGAAATTAGCTTAGGCAGACAACTATTAAGTCCCATCGATTCTCCTGAACGCTTATCATAGTGATACAGACTTATACCAATAATCTGTTTTGGATATTGACACTGAAATTTCGCCATCCTCCATCTAATCACCCATTGGTAGCGGAAATACATTTCACGGGGAAGGTCGTAGTGATAAAGACTTACTTGTTTATCTGCATATCCGTAATAAAGAGTGACTTCAACCCATCGCTCAACCTTCAGCTCCTTTTCAGCTTTGGCCAAATCCTTAGCCATCTGGAACAAGCCATCCATACTTTCCTGCTTTCCCATATCATTCAAATTTCAATTCAAGTTGTTGCCAACCTGGTTCTCTGTATTTGCGATTCGTCTGCATAAAAGCTTTCCGTAAAGCTTCAGCAATCTTATCACGCATTTCTTTAGATACATGTTTCTTATCGGCATCACTGTTCATTTGGAGTATCTTGTTAAGGCTTCCGTTTATTGGCTTTTCGTCAAGGAATAGGCTGTATTCAGTAAATATTCGGTTGCAATCCTTTGCAGCTTTCTCTTCTTCCGCATCCTGGTATCGCTCTATTACTGTTTCCTGGGCTGCTCTCAAAATCCTTTGTCCGCGTTCGCTCCTGCAACCATGCCATTCATTCTCGAACATGACAGATATTGCACGCTTCTTGCGAATCTTACCCAGCTTTGCCCATCCATAATAGACTTTTAACTTTCCCATCTCACTTATTAATTACTATTGCTATAGTTTTAGTTCCAGTTCCGCTTTCCTTGAAAGTGCCTTCTTCAATCTCGAATTTCTTCCCTCCATTATCCTCCAGCCATTGTCTAAAATCCTTACACTCAGATTCACTTCCAAATTCCCAGTGAGGACCAGTTATTGCAGCTAGGACACCGCCGGGATTTAAACACTCATACATACGCCTTACATGCCGAATGTCCTGATTTTTACTGAATGGTGGATTTGCTATAATCTTATCATACTGTGCAACATCACACTTCGTGAAGTCATCTCCAAGAATACGTATATTATCCTTTTTCGATAGAATCTCCTTATTCTCAGGCATAAGTTCATAGCAATCTACAATTACGTCCGGACAGCTTCGATGAATCGCATCTATGATAGCACCAGTACCAGCACTTGGTTCCAGCACCTTTTCATCTTCATGCACTCCACCAGCCAGCATGACAAGCCAGTCTGCAACTTCGGGAGGTGTTGCAAAAAACTGAAAATCCTGCTGTAAATTGCACCGTTTACCTTCGCGAAGTATTGAAAAAACTCTTTCCGCATTGAATGGAAATGTAAATCCTTGTACTTTTCCACCCTGCCAGCTCCCCCCAGCTTCTTCTATCCATTTCTTTGCTTCTGCGTATGATTTCTTATTGAACTGAACCTGCGGAAGTTTCATCACATTATTTTCAAGCGTACAATGTTTAAGAATATCCTCAACACTCCATTTACTTCCAGAATCATCCTTTTTCTCTTTTTCTTCAACTACATTAGGAGCAAGTAGCGAAGATATTGTATTTACTACAAGGTTACTCGCTGTCATAAATTCATTAACGCAAATAAGTGCATCCATAAGGAAATCTGTATCTACATGTCCTGTTTCAGTATATATATCAATGCCGTCTACAGCAGTTGTTATATCTTTCAGCTGAGCTACACTACCACGTAACTGAGCGATTAAATTCTTTTTTTTGTTCGTCATACGATTTCTGTAAATAAATTCTTGTTGTATCAATACTTCCGTGTCCCAACAGGTCTGCCAACTGTACCACGTCATTGTTCTTTTTCAGATACATTTTAGCGAAGAAATGCCGGAAAGCATGAGGATGCATCTTGCTTCTATCTATTCCGCACTTATCGCCCCAGTCTTTCATTGACTGGCACAAGCTTCTCTGTGTCAGCCTTCCGCACTTACCTACTGCGACATATCCAGTCTTGTGACTCTCCTTTACGTATGCTTTTACTTCCGCCTGTAACTGCCTGCTGAAAAAGAACCTCCGGTACTTGTTTCCCTTTCCCTTTAGAGTGACTTCACCGGAAATGATGTCATCCCACTTGAATTGGAAGAACTCGCTTACCCTCGCCCCGGTTGTAGCCAGTATCTTGATGAAGAAGTACCTGTCCCTGTTAGGACAAGTTTTCAAATACTCAAGCAGCCGGTTGTATTCGGCTTCTGTCGGAACATTCTCCGTATTCAACTCCTTCTTGAACTTTGGGCGCTTCAACTCTATCGGCTTCTTCATCCATTTGCTGAAACGTTCAAGTGCGGTAATACGTAGGCGTATTGTTCTGGGAGACAATCCCTCATCCTCCAGCATCCGTACAAAACGCTTGTAATTGTCAACTGATACTTCGTTGGCGTATTCGAAATATTTCTTAATTGAAAATGAATATATTTCAAGAGTGTGTGGAGAGTAATCTTCATCCTGCGTAAGGTAATACACAAATTCATTCATCAGTTTCATGTTCTTTTCAGAAACATCGCTTAGCTTCTCCAGAGGTTTAACATATTTCTCTTTTCGTGTGCGTGAATATCCAATACCAAGATAATTAAGGAACCCACATAGAGCATCTTTAATGTATGGCTTATCAGATAATTCAACGGCATTCTCTCTGATATAAGCCTTGTATCCTTTACGGTTTACCTGATAATCACTTTCAAGGAATAACTTTACAGCTTTAATGGTTTTACCAATAACCTCATAGCTTTTATCGGTACTATACAAGTGGGATACGTATTCTATAAATATTTTTTTATTTACTTCTTCCATATCAAATCGTCGTTACACTATCAAAGTCTTTCCCTATACATAATATAGGCTCCACGTTTCCGGAGTTCGGCCACCAACTGCTCGTTGGTGTATCTGGCCAGCCGTCCATGAAGCCTGTCCTGCTTTCTTCTTTCAGACGTGTGTCTGCTCTCACATAACCGGCACCTGCTGGTGTAATGGGTGCCGGATTTCGTTTCATAGGCACGGAACTTCCTTTCCGGAAGGTTCCGGCCACACTCGATACAAACTTTCATGATGCTGCCCTCCTTATCAGCCCCATATTACGGTTTACCAATTCGATTATAAATTTATGGTATGGACTGATTTGATTGCATACTGCCCTTGACTGTGTCACCTGAAATGTCTTAAGATTTACTTCTATCGTTTCAATCCGTTTCCCATCCTTCTTAGCTGAGAGGATAAGAGAATTTTTCTTCTTGTAATATTCGTTTGAGTAAACGCAGTGGTGCATAGCTTTCCCTTCCTCATAAAAGTCCTTCACGCTTTGCAATACACTTACAATGATGCCTTCACCTTCAAAGCATATACCAAGAAATGACTTCTTCTCCATCCTGTACTTCTTATTTTCATTCTCCTTTTGTTCCAATGTCTTTTGCTCCTCAATCTTTTGCTTTTTAACCATCAGACGATCATGTTCATGTTTCAAGTCAGTAGGGCACACATAACGTGCATTATGAGTATCAAGATGAAACTCGCTTAATAAATCCATATAATCGAACCACATTGATGCATCATTTATAATGTATCCATTTCGATGACAGATGTTTAAGGCATACATATATGGCAACTGTCTGTCACCTCTTTTTAGCATATATTTGAACACATCTATCTGACCTTGCTTTACAATGGTCTCTGCTGTAGGATTGGTAAGCAGCTGTATCATTGATTTCGTAACTGGAATTCCCCGTTTGATAAAATCATTTCTCCATCCATTCCGTTTCAATACGTCTGTTACCATCGCACGTGAATAAAAGTAGTTTCCTTCAGTATCAAACATATCTTCCATCTCATAACTTCCACTTGCATTATAATTATGATGTCCAATTGTCATTGGCTCCCATATTTTCCATGACAAATGGAATGGAGATCTGGAATATGGGCGAGTTACAATAATTTCTTTCCCATCATCATCTATCCAGTTCTGATAAACCTCGTTATTTATCAGATATTTTGTTCTCTCTCCCTTTTCATTATTTATCCTTTCAGCTTTGAATGTTCTTATAACATTCCACCCTTTAAAAGTCTGTATAAATGATACATACTTTTCTTTATTGTAATGCTCTCCAGGATGTACATTTATCAATTGTAGGCATCTTCCACAATTCGGGCAAACATGGTAATCAATTTCTAAACTTACAGCCAGTTCCGATTTTGATACTTTATCCAGATACCCACAACACTGGCACCATACCTCTCCATTGTTATGATAAAACCCATCTATCGGGAATAGCCCCAATGCCCATTTCTTTTTTGTATCTGAAATAATTGGCAATTTATCAGCCATATCCAATACCATCTTCTCAAGTTTATTCTTCGGTCTCATAGCTCACCAAACAATGAAAGTTGCAGACTATTATCTTCCCCTCTCTTACGCTTCTGAACAGCCTTAGGCTGCGGTTTCGGTTGCTCAGTCCTGATAGGTTCAGCAGCCGGAGCCACTACTTCCACACGTTCCTGCACCTTGTCCACCTTGATGTTGTCCTCATCGTAGTAGTGTACGGCCCATCCATAGACGGTTGCAGCATCCACCCCGACTGCATTTCCTCCCTTTGCCAGCTTTCTGGCTTGTGAGTAAATATACTTACAGCATTCCTTTATGCTCTTGTTCGCTTTTTTGTAGGTTTCGGCAAAGAGAGAATCAGTCTTTGCACGATTCTCCAGATACGCCTGGATTGTTGTTTCAAAACTTGTCATATTGATGTGGTTTTTGGTTATTATTTCCGTCGAGTTTCACCGCCTACATGAACGATGTTAAACATTTCCTTACAGCGGTCTGCAATGTAGATTCCGTACCGTGACGGTATATCATCCAGTTCCAGATTGGTTGTCGCATAAGTGCAATACTCATGACGAAACTCATAGCGAAGCTGTAGAACTGTCTGTATTACGTTCAGTCCCGTCCCAAAGTGCTTTGCATCCGAAGGCTCACGCCCAAGTTCGTCAATACATAGCCCTGTGGCGCATTCTCGTTGCGTGTAGCGAATTATTCCGTCAATTCCTTGTTCCGCATATCGTAATGAGATTTCAGCCGCTGAAACGAACGCAAAGCCTAAATCCTTCCGCCCGAAAGCAAACGCATATCTGTTTACCAGACTTTCGTACTTCTGCAACCCTTTCATGAGCGTGGACTTTCCTGTTCCTATCGGGCCACAAAGCATAATGCCCTTGCACGGGTCAAGACTTCCTCCCATGATACGGCCGGCTCTTTCCCATACCCAGCGGTACAGTGCATCCAACTCCCTGCGGTTTCTGGCATCTATCACGAATCCTGGTGATACACTGGTCATGCACTCTACCAGCTTCTGCTTCCAGAATGATTCCGCCTGTCTTGAATCAGAGTTCAACCGCTTTAAGTTTTCCGGCTGTTGTACCATTGTCGCTTGGTTTATTACCTCCGCAACTGTTTTCAGATTGTTTTCCATGCTGATATTGTTTTGCTTGTTCGTCCATTATCCAAAGATTTGCCTTGCTGTCCCAACGCTCAATCTTTGCTCCGTTAGCGTTACGCCATCCAAGGCTGTCGAAGTGATAGAAGAATATTTCCGCCTGCCTTTCCCAGTCCGGAAGCTTTTCTTCAAAGTAGGCTTTTACCTGGTCCAATGTGGGAGGGATAAATTCTGCCTTTTGCCGATTTTTCTTATTCGGTTTTTCTTCGGGCGGAAATAACTCGCCAGAGTTATTATTATTCTTAGTCTTATTCTTAGTCTTTATAATAAGGTTACCATTTTGGTTACCGTTTTGGTTACCATTTTGGTTACCGTTTTGGTTACCATTTTGGTTACTACTTTGGTTACCAGTTTGGTTACTTGAGGTAACTAAAAGAATGTAAGAAGCAGCCTTTTCTCTTCTGTTCCCTTCAATGAAATCAATCAGCCCTTTTTGCTTCAATCGGTTGCGCAAATCAATTACAGTCTTATTGCTGTAACCTAATTCGGCTTGGATTAGACGTGTTGGTAATTCGAATGGGCAAAGCCAGTTCCGGATGTTGCATTCCTTCAGTAAAAAGAAATAGAAGTCTGCCTCATGCGCTGTCATCGGTTTATACCGTCGAATTTGCCAAAACTGATTAATGTAGTCAATGTAGGTCATAACAAGTATTCGTTTACTTCTTTCATAAATTCAGGAAGGGAACGGCAGACCACATACCGATTCCGGTACTTCTCGGCTTCTCTCTGCCATTCTTTCTGCCCGTCACTCTGTACCCCTTTCGGTGTCTTCATTTCAATACAGAGGGAAGCATATCCCTTTTTTGGGATAAGTAGTATCAGGTCGGCAACTCCCCTTACAACTCCCTCGTATTTCATCCTCGCTCCTGTCTTTGCATCCCTGCGGCCACCGTTCGGAACGGCAAAGAGAAGCAAAGCCAGATTCGGGTACTGAAGCCTGAACCATGTCAGGCAATCATGCTGAATCTGGCTTTCTGATAGCGGTGTAGTCTGCTTTCTCATAACTTCTGACTAAATAAGTTCATGGCCATATCCACCACGCTTTCCTTCACCACATCATCCGTTCCGGTCACACCGTTGGCAATGTTCTTTTTGGTCTGGATCACGTCATACATATAGCGGTCAATCGTATCTTTCCCTAAATAGTAGTAGCAGTTCACGTTATTCTTCTGGCCGTTACGGTGCGCCCTGTCCTCTGCCTGCTCGCAGTCTGAGAACGTCCAGGGAAACTCGATAAACGCCACACGGCTAGAAGCGGTAAGCGTCAATCCCGTACCTCCCGACTTGTAGTTAAGGATTATCAGCCTGCATTTCGGGTCATTCTGAAAACGGTCTACAGCATTCTGTTTCTGAACTGCATTATCATCACCCGTCACGGTCACCGCATCAGGGAAATGGTTTTTCAGCTCCATCACAACCTCCTTGAGGTAGGCAAAGACTATCAGTTTTTCTCCACCGTCTATCACGTCATGGATAAACTCGGAGAACACCTTAATCTTGCCCCTTTCGGATATGGATTTCAGGATGCCCATCTTCACCATTACCTCACCTCTAAGAGCCTTCTGTATCTTTTCATCATCCGCATTCTTGTATGTACGCAGATACTGAATCAAATCAGCTTCCGCCTTGTCGTACTCCTTACGGTTGGTGATATCCACTTCGATATACTGCCGTGACTTGTCCGGAAGCTGCGTGAGTACCTTGGCCTTCTCCCTTCGGAAAAAGCAGGTGGTTGACAGTCTCCAGTTCAACTCCTTCACATTGGAACTCTGCTTAGGCCCGGCACAAAACTTTTCACAGAAGTTTTTATATCCTCCGAAGTCCTCCAGACGTCCCATTATCTTCAACTGCTGGATAAGGTCGGTATTGTTGTTCACTACCGGAGTCCCCGTAAGCTCCAGCACGTACTCCTTACCCTTGCATATTCCTTCCAGAAACTTGCTCTGCTGTGTCTTGCTGGACTTGCACTTGTGGCTCTCATCTATCACTACCGACTTGAAAAGTGAGATACGCGGGTCGAACGTTATGGAACGCATGGTAAAGCGTGCATCATCCTTTATTCCCTGCACGAAGAACTTTTTCAGGCTCTCGTAGTTGGTTATAAAGATGTCGCACAAGGCTGTACCGTCCGCCTTCTTCTGTTCGTAGAAGCGTTGCCAGCTTGACTTGTTCTTGTCATCAAGGATAATTGCCTGCTTTCCGGCAAACTTCTTGAACTCACGCTGCCAGTTTATCTTCAGGGCGGCCGGACAAACAACAAGGCACGGATACGCCTTTGCTATCGTAACCGTGCCTATTGCCTGCAACGTCTTTCCAAGTCCCGGCTGGTCCCCGAATATACACCGCTTATGCTGCAAGGCATAGGCGATACCTTCCTTCTGATATTCGTAAGGCTCCAGAAGAAGCCCGTGGGGAACGGTCAGCTTCGGCAAATCAGGAATGGTGTAGTCCGTTACAGCCCTGGAAGATACCGAACGCTGTACGCGGCTGCATATCCTTGCAGATACAGCCCACTCTCCCATCTTATCCACATACCATTTATCTTCAAGCGAAACCTTCCATGCGCGTTCATCAGGTATGTAGGCAGCTTTCGGATTCCTGGCCACACTCGGGATACGGTGTACCAGGTCTTTCAGTGTGGGATGATAGGGAAATGCTATCTTATAGCAATTCGGGGTTTGCGTTACACAAAATGGGTACAACATAGTATTATGATGCTAACTGTGTGGTCTTGTGACGGCCGGAACTTCTGGGCTTGATTTTCTTCCCGTTCACCTCTATCGTCACTTTCGAGTTATCCATTATCTTCTGAAAGGCTTCAATGTCCGGACTTGACGGAGCTGCCGTCTGTGCTTCCGGTATCACATCAGCCTGAACATCTGCCGCAGCCTGCTCTTCGAACGGAAGTTCCTGCTGTACCACCTTCCATTTTTTATTGAAGATATACTCGTTCACTTCATAGCTGCATGATTCTATGGCCTGCTCCAGCTCAAACTGAAATGCATAGTCCTCATTTTCATCTGTAAACTTGGTGAACGGTGCGTTCAGGTTCAGCACCTTGTTGCTTTTCAGGAACCGCTTTCCGGTCAGTGTGACTCCCCTGCTTTCACCGTCACCTCCCACCGTATATCCGGTCACCTCAAGGATGCTGTCAATGTTCTCCGGCATATCTTCCAAGAACTCCTTACCGTCCGCTTCCTTCTGTTCACAGAGGAAAGCCATGTGGGGAACCAGAGCCTTGAAAGCGTTTATCAGGTCATTGGTCACGAGATTCTTTCCCTCTACCGTCACCGTACCCGTTTCATCCATATAGGTTGCAACGAGGGTATTATCCTTCGTCACTTTTGCTTTTGTTATATCCATGTCCTTATCTCCTGTATTTATATTCGTTAATAAACTCCTGATAGTACAAGTCATCCGGAAGAGGAAGCGATATTCCCAGCTCAGCCGCCGCATCCGCCTTCACTTTATTAAGAAAGTCCGTCATCTGCAAAGTGTTCAGGCGTGACGTGCTTCCGGCAACAACCGTCTCCTTTCCGTTTATTACAGCCGTCCGGCGAAGGAAAAGGCTGCAGTAGTAGTCATGTACGTCCTGCTTGTCCGTTCCGGTCTCCTGCTCGATACACGTAAACCAAAGCCACATCAAGGCATTCTGACTGATAGTCCGTGGCTCCGTATAGCGCTCGATGACGACTTTATAACGTCCGTTCCGAAGCTGGCTGCACATGAAATCGAAAGGCTTGTCAATCCTCACCACTCCCTTTTCCTTCACCAGAATAGCTGTCTGACTCATTGTCCAAAAATCTTTTTATCGGTTATCAAATCCTTATTTACTTCCAGAAACTCAATGAAACGCTCTACATGGGCCGTGAGCAACTTTACGCTCTGCTTATGATTGTAGGTATAGTATTCCGGATAACGTGTCCCAGAAATAAGCGGAGTGCGGCTGGTACCTCCTTTCAATGCAAAGGCCGTATACTCAAATGCGCTTACGCTCTCCATCTCTCCTGAAGCTATCAGGCAGTAAGGATACACATGCCGCTGCCAGCCGTGCTCATACTTTCCGAAGCTGTACGAGCTTGTCGTCTTGATGTCATATACCACATCACGCTTGAGCTCGTCGATGAATCCGTAAAGCTCCACATCACCGTATCGTGTGGGCAGGATTGCAGAGACATACAACTGGCTTACCGCCCCATCGAAATACTTGGCCTGCTCAATAACCCAGGCGCGGTCAAAGAGGAAGTTCCGCATGGGTGCCATCTCCGTAGCCGGGAAAGTTACCTGAACGGTATTTGTTTCCCTGTCTCCGATAATGGAATACGGAGCACGCTCACTTGGAACGTGCGGCTCATTATGAACCGCCATGTCCACAAGCGCATTGAAGGCCGTACCCTTGTCGGCTGCTTCGCTGGCAAATGGTACACGGTTAATCGCGTCAATCAGGGACTGTTTCAGTTCCGCTTCAATTTCTTCCGGAGAGCGTTTGTACTCTCCGGTTTCATTGTCTATGTTGAAGAAGCTCTCCACCTCTTCATCCGCCCTCAGATAAGCTTCGAACTTATCCAGAAGTGACGGATACATTCTGTACTTAGGCTGCTGCATATTCCTTCTTGATTTTGTCAAACTTCAAACCCAGTTCCTTGCATCGTTTGTTAAGAAGCTGTCCAGCCTGCAGCTTGCTGTCAAAAATGTGCTGCATACCTGCAAGTGATTTTGCCACGCTGTTGGCCGACTCCACGTCATTCACAAGTTCCACCTGCGCCTTGATTACTTCCATCAGGTCTTCATATTCGGAAGAAAGTTCTGTCTGTTTCTCCTGGTATTTCGAATAGGTATTGATGATATTCGTCATGAAATTGTTCTCTCCGGTCACATCACCCTTGTCATTGATAATGATTGGAATCTCCATGCGTTCAGGAAGATTGCAGGTGTTCTTACCATAAAACTTCTCGCAAGGATTGAAGGAAATGGTACGCTTCTTTCCGATAGCTTCCATGTAACCGACCAAATCCAGCTCCTTAATCAGGTCACCGGCAGATGACCCACCGATTTCCGGACGTATCTGCTTTTCCTCACCGTTCTTTTCCTCACGTTCATGCGCAACGAATATCACCGATTTGCCCATCAAAGAAACTTGGTTGACGAAATTGATAAACATGTTCTTTCGTACTCCGTAGCCCTGCAGGGAAAGAGTACCATCCGCCTTGCGCATCTTCGGATTGTTCTGCATGATGTACTTGTCCATGAAGGAAAGCATCTTTCCGGCGGTATCAATTACGAACGTAGCATAGTCAGCAATCTCAGGCGACTGCATCACTTCATCCACTTCTTCCCATTTCGTTATCTGTACCGTATCCACACGGTGGGCAGCGTTCACACGGTGTACGCCACCGTCAAAGTCCAGAAGAAGCGGATGCGGTGCCGACAAGGCCAGCGTGGTCTTTCCCATACCTGGCTGTCCGTAAATAAGTGCTGACAAGGTTTTCTTTACCTGCAATTCATTTGGTTTCTTAATAAGTCCCATAATCAAAAAATTTAAGTGGTTAATAAACTGATATATCTTTTGTCCTGAAAGGCGGCCAGACCTCTCCGGACGTGCTTTCATCCCATTGCAGCTCTAAGCTGACTTGAAGGGCCATACTTCAAATCGTCCAACTGCTTTATGGAAAATATTTTCGGGGAATTCTGATACACTCCCTTCCGTATCCATTTTGCAGCACCAATAGCTATCTGATGGTCCAACCATCCTTCACCGTACCTGCGGCACGCCTTGGAATAGGTTATCTCGTCAGAAGTCGGGTTGCTGCGTCTGATGTATTCCTCCACCGCTTCCTTTGCGGTCTCACGGATAATCACCTTCAACTGCCATGCGTCAATCTCCATCTGCTCTCCTCCTTACTACTCTGGTTACTCTTGCTCTTGTCTGCATCCGGCATCTTCTCATGTCCACATGGTAGTCCGTTACCGCCATGAGGATAAAAAGGAATGAGAAGAACATTTCCAGCCCATGTTTACGAATCTCCTTCAGGTCGAAGTTGATTTTCAGCTTTTCGCAGAACATATACAGAACCAGCTCCGTATCCTTGCTGATACCCAGCTTCCGGTATATGTCGCGCTTCTGTGCCTTGATTGTCCATGTAGAGCGGCCAAGACTGTCGGCCACCTCCTTATCCGCAAGCCCCTTGCAATACTGCTCTGCAACCAGGTGCTCACGTTCAGATAAATCATTCATGACACACGTTTTACCTTGAATTCTCCATGCTTCCGGTCTATCTCTCCTACCCGCTTCCAGTCTGCCCCTTCCACGCACATTTCCAACCGAAGTCTGGAAATGGTTGTATTCACTGACGAAATAGAGGAAATGGGGAATATCACAGTCTCACCGACCTTCATTCCTCGCAAGGTCGATGCCCAGTTTTCTGTTACTTTTACCATATCGCTTACTTTTTAATATTTGCAGGACATACGAGAATCGAACTCGCATAGATGCGTCCATCTGTTTTTCCATTAAACTAATGTCCCCCAGTTGTCTTCCCAACTTGCCTTATCTGCGCAGATAGTGATACCGGCAGGATTCGAACCTGCAAGGACTTACAAAGGCTTTAACATGGCCACTCTCAACCTTATGCCATCTCATTTTGAGACGCGTCTACCAGTTCCGCCACGATACCAAAAATGCCGAACTTCACAGCCCGGCATCTACCTATTTTCTATAACCCATAAAAACTAATCGACTAAGACAACTAACGATTTGACCAAGTTCTTGAAGTTGTCAAACTTCGATTCAATCTTTTTCTTTTCTTCCGAATAATACAGCATTGATTTTTTGTATTCCTCTGATTCGCGTTGCAGATTCTGTGTGTATGCCACGAGTTCATCATGCGTCATACCTTGTAATTCCTCATTTGTTTTCATGTCTATTCTTTTTAATGTTTTTGATTTCCGTTTCTATCTCCTTATCGAACAGCTCTCGTCTGTCCAGTTCTCGCGAGCGTGCCGCCAGAATGGCGTTGATGTCTGCAAAATCATCGCAGATGCTCTTTATTACCTTTTGAAGCTCTTCCATCCTTATCCATTTTATAAGCGGCCCAGAAGCCAGTTATTACAAACCCTGAAAATCCAATCCAATAGACCGGATTCAAATCCTGATTGAAGTGCATCACCAATACGGACAATGCACATAAAGCAAGTAGTATTTTCATGTGATTATTATTTGATTCGTGCCCCGATAAGCTCTCTCTGCTCTTTCCACCGGAGTTATCAGCTACTATTCTTCACTGCATGACCGTTCGGGACATTTGCCATTATTTAGCCAGGCTGCTTGCATCGACCTTGCGGCTGCTTGCTTCGACCCTTGAATCCTCGCGTCCTCTATGCTGGTAATGAGGGTATGCGCCAGTATCGCTTTCTGGAACGGACTGCTTAGGGCAGTCACTCCTTCATGTTCCCTACCTCCGCATCAAAGGGTAGGCTCTATGGCCGGATAGGGATTGCGTTATCCTGATTAGTCTCCGCAATATTTCGAACCAAGGTAACCTCTGTGGTTGTCCGGATAAACGGCCGCTTCCGTTACACCAGACCAGTCGTAGCTGACCGCCTTGCAGGCTGACTTCAATCCTGACAAAGGCTGGCTTTTTGAATCCATGGCTTTCTTCATTGACACCTGGAGCTTTGCCATTTTCCATGTTGATTTCAGAACTTCACCGAAAGTCTTTCCTTTCTTCTTAGCAACATATTTATATGTTCTCCAAGCATCCTTCATTATCTGTTTCAAATCATACATTCTCATGGCGTTACCTCTTTTTAGTTATCACTTTTATTTGGCGGTTTCCCGTTTTTTCGTTTCCTTTGTTTATTGTTTATTGTTTGATGTTGCAAATATAAGAAATATCTTATATATGAAAGAATCACATATAAGAAATCTCTTATATTTAACAAAAGTTATCACTT